AATATCTATTTCTCTCCCTGTCAATTTTTTTATTTCTAAAAGTATTTGCTTTTCTTGTACCCCAAATTCTACTTGCAATTTTTCTGCTTTAGATACATCAACCCGAACACCTCTTTGACGCATTTTTAAAAGGATAGGTAACAAACTAGACTCTAATTCCCAAATTGTTTGTAAATTTTGATTTTGTATTTCATGTTTAAATCTTTGCCATAGTAAGTACGTGAGACGTGCGTCTTGTTCTGCATAAAACCCAACGTGTTCCGCTGGGAGCTTCCACATTTCCATTTTAGGATCTACTCCATGATCTTTTGCAGCTTCATTTAAATCTGTTTCAGCTTTTAATTCACCAAGATAATCTTTAGCTAAATTATTTAAAGAATATGAATATCTATTTTCATTTATAATACCCGCAGCAATCATTGTATCCACAATTTCTCCATTAACTTTTATACCCATTGAGTTTAACCAACCTAAATCGTATTGGGCATTATGAAAAATTTTTCGATTAGGTAGTCCACACACCATTTGCATATAACGAATTACGTGTTCAGGTATCATGTTACCACCCCCAAAATGTGCAAAAGGAAAATATCCCTGCCATCCTTCAACAGCGACTGCAAAACCAATTATTTCTCCTTGTTTTGTAGCCCAACCTGCACCTAAACCGTTGTTGAGACCATCGTCTCTTGTCTCCAAATCTATTGCTACTTCAGAATAAGAGGATAAATCTTTATATTCACTTGGACATGACCACATACTTTTTTTAAATGTCATTGATAATTGTAATCCTGTCATGAGTAATCCCTTTCTATAATCATTCTAAGGTAGTGTATTGCTTTAAGTAAATCTTGTTTTTTTCCCTTATCTTTATGGCGACATATATATTTTATTGCGTTACCCTCCGCAAACAAAATCTTATTATCATTAATAAATTTTGCTGGTTGTATTTTGTATTTTTTGTAATGTGTGCCTCCAACTTGTTCATTTAAGGTTTTATAAAAAATTTTATTCACCATCTTTTTCTTGTAAGTAAACTAAATAATCTTTTCCTATTGGATAATTATATTTATACTCGGAAGATAATAAATGCAATGATTTTTTAGCTCTTGTTATACCAGTATAGTATACCTTAAGCTCATCCATACGTTCTTTTTTATTTTTTCTATTAAAATCTGATGCGTAATCATTTTTAGATGATACAATGACATGATCTGCCTCACCCCCTTTAACAGAATGAATTGTATCAATTATAATTTGCGGAGGTTTATCTAATTGATCTTGCCCGTAACGTTTTAATAATCTTATAAAATTAATCTTTTGTCTTGGTTGAAAATTTCTTCTTAAAATCCACCACCATTCTTTTGTTTTTTGTTCTTCGGATACTCTTAAACCACACCACTCTACGAGTTTTGTATAATCATATTGATTATAATCTGGTTCGTTTATCCAAAATTTTTCTGTTCTATAATTTAAAGATTCAATATCTCTAATATACTTGTAAAGATTTTCTGCCATTTTTTTATCTATGCTTTTATTATTAGCAATACGAGTCCATGATTTAATTGCCAACCATTGTCGTTGGTCAAAAGATTTATTACCTTTATTATCAGAAAAATATAAACCTGCTTCTTTCGCAGCCATCCGAAGCTCATTTACGACTTGACTTACTCTACCTAATATATACCAAGTACCATCAAATTCATTAAAAGGTATCTCTTTAAAATTTAAGTAACGTTTAACCAATCCACCTTTATTTAAAGTTTCAAAATTTTTTTCAACACTATCCAGTATGCCACGCCTAACTATTTGTGAAAAATGATGAATGGCATCACCAAAACGTCTTGTTTTACGTAAAACAACTTTTCTGCCTGGAAAATATGTAGTAAAATATTTTGGATCTGATCCATTCCATTTATAAATAGCTTGGTCATCATCTCCAGCTAAATAAATTTTTTTAACATTATCAACCATTTTAAAAATAACTGACCATTGTAAAGGAGTAAAATCTTGAGCCTCGTCTAATATTAAAATGTCTAAAGGAGGAAAATTTACTTCATTAATAGAACGTTCAATCATATCTGTAAAATCTATAAATGATCTTTCACCGCCACCTCTTTTATAATGTTCGTATGTTGAAACCTTTCTTGTAAAAATATCGATGGGATCTTTTTTATAACTTTCTGCTTTGTAAATTTCTATTGGGTTTTTCATCATATTTCTGGCTTTATCATAAATTCCTAATGACCAGTCTTTATATATAAAATCGTCATCGTTTAATCTGTTGTCTGTTCGTTTAATAAATTTTTCTTGTAAGGCAAAGTCTATTAAACAATTTTTAATATCAAAAACTTCTTCTTCAAAATATCGTCTACAGTATTTATGTAATGTTCTAAATCTTAAAAAATCTTTTTCTGTATATTGTGGAAAAGCCATTAAAGCCCTATCTCTAGCAGTATCTACAGCTTTATTAGTAAAAGAAATAAATGCAATCATATTTGGTTTTACACCCTTGGCTAAATGTTTTTTTAAAACTCTCTCTATTAATGTATGTGTTTTTCCAGTGCCTGGCGGACCAAAAATTTTTATTGTTTTTTTATGTATTTTTTTTAGTTTCTGGATTTCTAAATTTTCCAACATGGTATTGTTCATCCATTTCACTTACAGATTTAGTTTTAGGTTTTTTTATTTCTAAAGAATCAAACATAAATTCTGGCATCGCAACAGACCAAATGTTTTTTTGCCCACTAACATAATCGTGTCTAACACAATTTAATAATTTCATCGCTTCTTTACTTGATGAAAAGACTTTTGATTTTTTTTCTTTTAACCAATTCTCCATTGTAATTCTTTTAAAATATAAAATATTTTTTTTAGAATCTAAAACAACATAACCATCTTTGAGTTTATTAAAATCATCTTGTTCTAACTTGTCCTCAAAAAAATCTTTTAATGTTTTATATCTCTCATCGGCAAGTGTTTCTTCAAATTCAAAATTAACATTACTTATAGCCCTTGTTACTAATTCTTTCATTAATAAATCATATAAAGGTGGCCCTTTTTTAACTTTAGGTAATTTCATCCAAAATATTCCATGTTTTAATAATTTTGTTCGCCAAGCTAATTCTGTCACCATGTCCTCTGGAAATACTTCTATTTCTTTATTTTTATATCTAAATTCATAACTAACAGTTTTTAAATCTTTTACGTAAGATATGTTTGTAAACTCTTCAATAATTTGTGGAGTTTCAGGCCCGATGCCTAATTTTCTTTCTTTGCAAAGTTCTTTATTACAAATCGGAGTCAGATCAGCGTGTTTTGGTGGACACCTATAAAAGTACCCACCTTTTTTAACTGATTGTGCAGTATTAGTAACTTCTTTAAGCATTAAAGGTTTTAAAAATATTTCTTGATTTCTTTTAATTGCAACATTAATTAATTCCTCTACTGTGATATTTTCATTTTTTTTTGTTTCTAATACAAGCACATTAAATAAATAATTATTTCTATTGTCTCCTGACCAATGCTCTTGTATTAATTTTTGCACACATGGTGGATATTGAGACCATTGATCTTCTGGCTCATAAGAAACGGTTTTTGTATTTTTTAAGTCTAATAAAGAAATTTTTCTTTTTTCAGCTAAATCTAAAAAACCTTTTAAAGTTAAACCTACACCTGAGTCAGCGATTGCAAACTCAGTTGTTAATTCTGAATTGAAATAAGGTAAACCTACTGCTTTATTACAAGGAAAAAGTTCTTTAGATAAAAAATATAAATTGTTCCATTCATTTAAAATTTTTAATACATCTTTTACATTTGTCCAATCCTTTAAAAATAAAAACAAATGTAGACCACCTGATTTAGATAATACTGGCACTAGGGGTAAATTTGCATAAATAATATTATCAATATATTTCTTCTGCTTATAATTTTCGTAATTTCTTGGATCAATATCAATGCAGGCCCATTTACAAACGTCATCTCTTTCAGGTTTTAGACCAATGACTTTTTTACCCTCAATATGTTCTCTACATATTTCTGGAGTTAAAGGCTTATGTATTGTTAAGTAATTAGCTATTCTTTTTCCTCGTTCATCCTTATCACCACTAAGCGTGACTTGGATGTACGAGGTTTCATTACCAGCAAATAACTCAAATAATTGCTGATACATTGTTAGAATGGGACTGTTTCGGTTCCTGACTGTTTTGTTTCTTCTTCTCTGCCGTAATCTATTTTACCAAAAATATCAGATTTAACTGCACTCTCATAAAATGCTTTTGTTAATTCTAAAGTCTTTGCAAATTTAGGATCATTTAAAAATATATTAAATTCAATGACCCAACCAAACCAAGAATTACCTGCATTAGATTCTTTTGTAGTAGTTAATTTATATGATGTAGCCCATGAAGGTGGACAAAACATACCTTTAACACCTTTCAATCTTCTACTTTGAATCATAGAATTCCAAGTTTTAGATTTTTTCTTTTGAGTAGACTTCATTGCAATTAACGCAGTTTCAATAGGATTGTAATCTTTGTCTAAAATATAAACAAAATGATTACCTGTGTCCTCTATGTAATTACCGTTAGCTAATCTATCTTTAAAGTCATCACCTCTTTTAGTTTCTTTTAAGATTGCAGGATCAAGATGAATATTTACTGGTCTACCAACACTTTCACCCCTATCTCTCCATTCATTAAAAGTATTTATGTAAAGGCAAGGCACCACAATGATTCCTTCTTTGCTTTTGTACAAACTACCAGTTGTCTCATTATATATATCACCTTGTTTTGCCGTTTCTATGTATTTACCACTACTTTCATCCAATACTGGTGAATTTGAATATAAAATTTTTAATATTGGTAAACGTGTGTCACGTGATGTGACATACTCTGTGCCTTGACCAGCCGCTGACTCTAAATCGAGTAGCATTGGTGCAGAGGCCTCTTTTTTTACACTGACATCTGCTGTCGTTTTTTTTGCTTGTGCTTGACTCATACTTTCTCCTTAGTTGTTATTTTTGTTTTATTCGCTACGTAGACTCCAAATAAATCTACAGGAACGTGTTTTCCATCAACAATTTGTTCTTTAACAAAAGCTCGTAATGTTTGCCAATCGACTTTTTGTTGTTGGTTTACATTCAACCCTTGACTTTTTAAATCTGCAACTAAATTTGCAGCGACATTGTCTTCATTTCTACCAAAGGTAAGTGTAACGTTGTTTTTAATTAAATCCCCGTGCCCATTATCACGAAGCCATTTATATGCTTCTTCAATATGTGCCTCAGGTATTTTAGCGGCATAAAAAGGTTTAACCTCTACTGACGAACCATCAGCAAGTTTAAGCATAGATATACCCGCTTGTTGCATTAAGTTTGGAATTGTTTGCTCAGAAAGTAATGTTTCAGCTTCTTTTAACTTTTTTAATTGATCTTCAGTCGCTTGTATTTCATTCTGAGTCTCCAATAGCTTATTGCAAGATTTAGCAATATCCACTGACATTGCTGTATCAACGCGTAACGTTGATTCTGCTTCTAAGTCCATGTGACCCTCCTTACGCTAATTAGTAAACTAATAATTTGACTATTGCAAGTTTAATGTTAAGACATTAAAAGAATGACGGAAAAATTTAGGTATAAGACCGAACCATTCAAACATCAAAGAGAGGCATTACGTAAAGGTGCTAATTTAAAATCATTTGCCTACTTTATGGAAATGGGCACTGGTAAAACTAAAGTTGCGATTGATAATGTTGCATATTTATACACTTTAAACTTAATAAGCACTGTATTAGTTATAGCACCTAATAGTGTTTATAGGAATTGGATTGGAGAGATACAAACACATTGTTCTGTAAATCATAATATTTCTGCTCACAAAGATGATATAAAATTTGATTACCGTCCAGATAAATTAAATTTTTTTTTAATGAATGTTGAAGCATTGAGTCATCAAAGTGGTGTTAAGGTGGCAAATGAAATTATAGATCCTTTAAGTGATAAATTAATGCTAATAATAGATGAATCGACAACAATTAAAAACAGATTAGCTAAAAGAACAAAAAATATTATTACACTAGGTAAAAAAGTATTATATAAAAGAATTTTGACTGGTTCCCCAGTTACTAAATCTCCACTTGATTTATACAGTCAATGTAATTTCTTAGACATAAAACTACTAGGTTTTGATTCTTTTTATACTTTTAGAGCAAGATATGCAGTTATGAAGCAAATTGAAATGGCAGGAAAATCAGTATTGTTGCCACAATATTATACGAACCTCGATGAGTTAGAACAAAAATTAAAAACTTTTTCCTACAGAGTTAGAAAAGCTGACTGTTTAGATTTACCAGAAAAAATATTTCAAAGAAGAATTATACAATTGTATGATGAACAAAGACAAGTTTATGAAAAACTTAGAAGACAGGCATTTGTTATACTAAGTGACTCACAGGTTAGTTTTGCAAATAAACTAACAGAGATATTACGTTTACATCAAGTGTGTAATGGTTTTGTAGGTACAGATAATGGTTCAATTAATACATTTGATAAATGCAATAAATTAAAAGAATTAATTAATATTATTGATGAAGGGGAGGGTAAATTTATTATCTGGGCTAATTACGTTTATAACATTGAAACTATAATTAAACTTTTATCTAAAAATTATGGAAGAGATAGTGTTGTAAGTATTTATGGTGAAATAAATACAAAAGATAGAGAAATAGCAGTTAAAAAATTTCAAGAGGATTCTAATTGTAGATTCTTTGTAGGCAATCCAAGCACAGGTGGTTATGGTTTAACCTTAACTGCTGCATCCTATGTTATTTATTTTAGTAACAATTACAATTTAGAGGTTAGACAACAATCTGAAGATAGAGCTCATAGAATAGGTCAAAAGAAAAATGTTGTTTACATCGATATTGTGGCTGAAAAAACTTTGGATGATTTAATTATTTCTGCTTTAAAAAGAAAAATAAAACTTTCTGCTGAAACATTAGGAGAGGAAGTAGTAAAATGGCTTTAGAAAATGCGTAAGTATGTCTAGCCATTAGTTTAGTTTGTATAAGTAAATATGTTTACCTTTGGTTGTAGCATATTTAGCTGCACCAGAATCCAATGCTAATTTAATTCGTTGTGCAAAAGGTTTTAATTTACCTTTGTATTTAGTTCTTATTGTTTTGTCATGGTATAGTTTATCATTATAAATAATAACTTTACCAGCGTTAGTCATTCCAGCGTATTTAAAATTAGATGCTTTATAAATAACACCTGTGTGATTGTAATTACTATCAGCATAACTAATAACTAATTTATATTTAGTATTTTTTTTTAACCAACGAAGAGTAAATCCTATAAAATAACTTTCAGTATTTTTAGGAGTGTCATCAATACAACATAATCTTCTTAACTCTATTAGATCAGTTTCTTTATCTGTATATTTTTTCCAAACACCACCCATACCCATTTGACCATAAATCATAGCACCTATTAATGCATCATTATTCATTAATTTAAAACAAAAGTTAGATTTCAAACCATTGATAGATTTAGAATAATGCCATGTTTCAATAAAAGATTTAATTTCTTTTCTATCGCATAATTTTACTGTAAAATTTTTAACAATCATTAATAGTATGCAATTAATATCATGCAAAAATTAAGATGCTATTTTTAATTTATGATATTCAATTATTTCTTTTTCTCTATCAAGAAATTTATAGCTTATTTGTGAACAATTAAAATCTTTTTTTATTTTTTCGCATATATCTAATTCATCAAACTCCCCACAACTATAAAGATCAAATTGTATTATAGCGGGCACTGGTTCATCCCAAACGTGCATTACAATATGGGATGTTTCTATGATCGCCGCTCCTGTTATTCCTTTGTTTCCTTTCATGTTACAGTATTTAATGTAAGGACCCATCATAATTTTCATACCAATTTTTTCAATAAATTTTTTAAACCATCCCAACAAATAATCTTTTCTCATAGGAGGATTAATAGCTTCTGCTCTAATTATTAAGTGACGATGCACTAAAGGTTTATTCATTAAGTAATTGTATAAAACATTTTTACTCTGTCAAACCATTTGCTTTCATATTCTAAAAGTTTATTTTCATCCATAATGAACTGTTGATAAATTCCATCTTTAGAACAGATAGAGATCAAACCTTGTTCTATAGGTCCATAATTTTTTTTGTGTGCCAAAGAGTAAGCGGCTATCTGGTAAAAGTAATCTTCAATAAATTCTTCTCTTTTAGGTTTATTAGTCTGTTTAAAGTCTATGATGGTAGGTTTATCTTTGTACAAACCAACCAGATCCGTGGACCCTGCCCATTGAGCCTCGTATTCGAGGC